CATTATATGAAATATGAATCTAAATTCGGTGATGAGGATCAAGACGTTGATCGAGACGAAATGGATTATGACGAATCTATTAAAAAGGATCTTACCAATAAGTTAGCCGAGCAATGGCAAAACCGTAAACAAGGATAAAACAATGGACTTTAACGCAATCGTAAACAAACTAAGAGAAATTGAGCCTACAGATATTGCTAATCCCAATGCTGAAGCGCCAAAAGCAGACACTAAAGCACCAGTAGTACTAAGTGAAGCGGCACAACTACGTGTCAAAGCTGGTATTTCAACTGTACTTGCTGAATCAGCAAAAATTGAAGAAGCAAAAGGTTATTGCTCAGATAAATGCTGTGGTTCAGATGTAAAGTCAGAAGATTGTTCATGTGATCCATCTTGTAGTCATTGCGATTGTAACAACGTTAAAGAATCAGTAGAAGAAGCCGTTGACGATGCAACATTGATTGCTCAAGAATTGAAAAAGATGGGTGTATCATCTAATGCATCAGAAGACGAAATTTACGGCATGATTCCTAAAGCATTAAAAAGCCTAAATTTAGGAAGTGTTTTAAGACAGATGAATATATCAAAAGGTTATCGACAAGATATGGTCAATGATGTAATCGTTGCTTTTAGTGGCATGAAAGAATCAGTAGAAGAAGGCAAAATGCCACAAGCGGCACTTGATGCGTTAGCAAAGAAAAAAGGTAAAAAGGCTAAGAAAACTGGTGACGATCAGAAAGACGAGTCTACAGAAACAAAAACAAAGTCCAAAAAATTCGATGAAGAAGTTGAAGATATCCTAAGAACAGCAGAAGCAAAACTTGTTAAAGAAGCTAAGAAGAAGATGCCTATGGATGATAACGGTACGCCAAATGACAAGTCAGACGATAAGCCAGCTTTCCTTAAAGGAAAGAAAGACACTAGCAAAAAAGGCGCAGACAGCAAAGATAACAAGCCAGCAAAAGGGTTAAGTGCTAAACAAAAGAAATTACCAGCAGGATTACAAAAAGCTATTGCTAAAAAGAAAGGTGCTAAGACTGAATCAACAAAGACTACTAAAAAAGCAGTTGCTGAATCAATGAGCTTCTTAGATGCTATTAAGATTGTAAAAGAAAGCAATGGCGAAATGAAAGTTAATGCTGTAGACACTGCTATTTGGAATTGGGCAAAACGTGTTGCCGCTAGTACTGTAACCGAAGGCGGAATTAAGCAAGAAGCATACGCCGCTAAAGTTTACGAATCACGTGGCGGAGAGTGGGACGTTACTAAAAACATTATCTCAGAATAATACAAACCACATATTGGTAAAATTAGGCAGTTAAAATACTTGACTGCCTTTTTTTATGACTATATAATACATACATTAACTAGGAGAAAATCTATGCCAAGATCACATTATGGTCCAGAAGAAAAAGCAAAATTAGATCGTTTGATTAAAGAAGGAGCAACTGTCTTACAAGAAGTTGAAGACCTAACAGCCGGTCTTAAAGATACTGTAAAAGCAGTAGCAGAAGAATTAGAAGTAAAACCAAGCACAATTAATAAAGCAATTAAAATTGCGTTTAAAGATGAGTGGGCTAAACACGAAGAAGAATGGGAAGAAATTGAAGGCATTCTTGGCATTACTAACAACTTGCCAATGAAAGACGATACTACTTCATGAAACAAACCATATCAGACTTTTGGTTAAACAGTTACAACTCTGATAAAACAGCGTTCTACTTTGAGCTTGTTAGTTTTATATTTACAGTTGGTGCTAGTTTGACCTTAGCAGTTAACGCAAAGAACCCTAATATGCTAATAGTGTATCCGGGATTCTTTGTAGGAAGTCTTACACAAGCATACGCAAGTTATCGCAGAGGTTCAGCATGGGTTATGTTGCTAACTATGTACTTTGCTATTGTAAATGTATTCGGATTCGGCGTTGCTTCCAATTGGTGGTAATAAATAGTTTTGAGTAAGGTTTAATCAGCCATAAATGATTACTAGGTATTTGTCAACCGGAAATGACATAGGAGAAAATATATGAGTTATGTAGATGCTTTCTACAATCGTGATACCGATATTATTAATGTAGTCGAACGAGACACTAACGGTAAACGTCAATTTAAAGAATACCCCGCAAGATATCTATTTTATTATGCTGACCCTAGAGGTAAGTATCAAAGCATTTATGGTGATGCTCTTAATCGAGTAACTTGTAAAAATGTAAAAGATTTCCATAAAGAACAAAAAATCTATAGTAACAAAAAACTATTTGAAAGTGACATTAATCCTATTTTTAGATGTTTAGAGGACAATTATCTTAACCAAGATCCGCCTAAACTAAATGTTGCGTTTTTCGATATTGAGGTCGACTTTGATCCTGAGCGTGGCTATGCTAGTCCGGAAGATGCGTTTATGCCTATCACTTCTATTGCTATTCATTTACAATGGCTAGATACTTTGGTATGTTTTGCTATTCCGCCTAAGACTATGAATATGGAAGAAGCACAGAAAGCAATTGAAGGAATCCCTGATACTTATTTGTTCGACTCAGAAGCAGACTTGTTGGATGCGTTTTTAGATTTGATTCAAGATGCTGATATCTTAACTGGTTGGAACAGCGAAGGCTTTGATATTCCATATACTGTTAACCGTGTTATCAAAGTATTAAGCAAAGAAGATACAAGACGTTTCTGCTTATGGGATCAATTACCTAAGAAACGTGAGTTTGAAAAGTTCGGACGTAAGAGTGTTACTTACGACTTTATAGGTCGTGTACACTTAGACAGTTTAGAACTGTATCGCAAATATACTTATGAAGAACGTCACACATATCGATTAGACGCTATTGGCGAGCAAGAGATTGGTGAGAATAAAACTGTATATGAGGGTACCCTTGATCAGCTATACAACAACGACTTTAGAACATTTATTGAATATAACAGACAAGATACTGCTCTGCTAGATAAACTAGATAAAAAACTAAAATTCCTCGATCTTGCTAATACTGTTGCGCATGAAAACACTGTACTACTACAGACCACAATGGGTGCTGTTGCTGTGACAGAGCAAGGTATTATTAACGAAGCACACAGACGTGGTTTTATTGTTCCTAACCGTATTAGGCGAGAGCCTGGCAGTGAGCCTGCGGCAGGTGCGTATGTTGCGTATCCTAAAAAAGGCATTCACGAATGGATTGGATCCGTTGATATTAACTCACTGTATCCTAGTGCTATTCGTGCGCTGAATATGGGGCCTGAAACTATTGTAGGGCAACTACGTCAAGACTATACAAAGAACTTTATTGACGAGCAGATGGTTCGTAATAAGAAATCCTTTGCCGCGGCATGGGAAGGACAGTTCGGAAGTTTAGAATATGAACTGGTCATGGAAAAGAATGTCGCTAAAGAAATTATTATCGATTGGGAAGATGGAAATACTGATACACTTACAGGAGCACAAATCTATGATCTAATCTTTGAAAGTAATCAGCCGTGGATGCTTAGTGCTAACGGTACTATCTTTACCTATGAAAAAGAAGGTATTATTCCAGGTCTGCTAAAGCGTTGGTATGCTGAACGTAAAGAGATGCAAGCTAAACTTAAAGAAGCAAAAGATGCTGAGAATAACATTCAAATTGAGTACTGGGATAAGCGACAGCTGGTTAAAAAGATTAACTTGAACAGTTTGTATGGTGCTATTCTAAATCCAGGTTGTAGGTTCTTTGATAATAGAATTGGGCAGAGTACTACACTAACAGGTAGAACTATTGTAAAGCATATGGCTAGTAAGATTAATGAAATCATTACTGGTGAATATGATTACAAAGGTAAAGCAGTTATCTATGGTGATACTGACTCTTGCTACTTTAGTGCTTATAATATCCTAAAATCCGAAATTGAAAAAGGACAACTGCCTTGGGACAAAGACAGCGTTGTTAAATTGTATGATCAGATTGCTGATGATGCGTCAGCAAGTTTTCCTAAAATGATGCTAGACAAGTTTCATTGTCCAAAAACAAGAGGCGATGTTATTGCGGCTGGCCGTGAAGTTGTAGCGTCAAGTGGATTGTTTATTACTAAAAAACGTTATGCTGTTCTTTATTATGATATGGAGGGTTTCCGTGTTGACGTAGATGGTAAGCCAGGTAAAATTAAAGCAATGGGTTTGGATCTAAAACGTTCAGATACACCTGTTGTTATTCAAGATTTTCTAAAAGAAGTTTTAGAAAAAGTACTAGACGGTAAGCCAAAAGAAGAAGTACTAGATTACATTAGCGAATTTAGAACTGAGTTTCACGGGCGAGCTGGTTGGGAGAAAGGTTCTCCAAAACGTGCTAATAAGATTACTGAATATCAAGCAAAGGAAAAGAAATTAGGAAAAGCAAATATGCCGGGACACGTTCGTGCTTCTATTAATTGGAATACACTAAAACGTATGAACGGTGACAAATACTCGCAAACTATTACAGACGGTGCTAAGGTTATTGTTTGTAAAGTTAAAGATAATCCTATGGGATTTACTAGTGTTGCGTATCCGGTAGATGAACTAAGATTGCCGGAATGGTTTAAAGATTTACCATTCGATGACGCTACTATGGAAACTACTGTTATCGATGAAAAACTTGGAAACTTAATCGGTGTTTTGGATTGGGATATTTCATCCACAAGACAAGACAATACTTTCAACAATTTGTTTGATTTTGAATAATAAAGTGTTGACAAACCTAAATAAACGTACTATAATGTATATTAGAACTATGGAGATACCCAGATGAAAGACATCCTACAAGACATTGTAAGCCATACACAGAACCTCGGCTTTCTAACAACCGTAAAGGTTACAGGTGAAGAAGAAAGTACTGCTATTTTTTCAATGGCAGATGACCGTTCAGTGATCATGGAAGCAACAACTCATAATCCTTATCCGGATATGATTGGCATTTTTGGAATGCCGCAACTTAATAAACTAAAGTATTTGTTAGACGGTAGCGAATACAAAGAAGATGCTAAAATTAATATTACAACAGCAGACCGCAACGGCGAAACTATGCCAGTTGGTATTCACTTTGAAAATAAAAACGGAGACTTTAAAAACGATTATCGTTTCATGAATATGGAAATTATTAATGAAAAGATGAAAACTGTAAAGTTCCGTGGTGCTAACTGGAACGTAACTATTGTTCCTACACTTGCTGGTGTACAACGTATGAACTTCCAAGCAGGTGCTAACCCAGAGCATCCGACATTCCTTGCTAAAACTGATCAAGGTAATCTTAAATTTATCTTCGGTGACGCAAGTTCACACGCAGGTGAGTTTATTTTTGCTACTGACGTTGAAGGTACATTGGATCGTGGTTGGACTTGGCCTGTTGCTCCTATCCTTGCTATTCTTAAGATTGCTGATGTTAATAATACTAAGATGAGCTTGAGCAACGATGGTGCTATCCAGATTGAACTAGACAGTGGATTAGCAAATTACAAATATATCATTCCAGCACAGGCGGCCTAAATAATATTATGAAAGCACCAGTTAACTTAACAAAATTACAGAAAGACTACGCAGTGTATTTGCCTGCTATTAGTACTTTCTATTCAACGTACATATCTAAACAAAGGTATGAAGAATTTGTTCCAGCGGACAGACTACCTAAAGGGTTCGATCGCGGCATTGAAGGAATGAACTTTTTAAACGCAGAGCAAGGATATTTTGATTACAAATATGGTTTGTATTCTGCGGGACATGCGCAACTTGATCTCGACAAAACTATTAAACAAGACAGCATGGTTCAAGAACGTGATAGAGAGAATACTGTTATTGTAGGTGACTCAGGTGGTTATCAGATTGGTAAAGGTGTCCTTAAGTTTGACTGGCATAATTTTGAAGGGCCTGCGGCTGATAAAACCCGTAGCAACATTCTTAACTGGCTAGAGCTAACAGCAGATTGGTCAATGCTACTTGATGTTCCGACTTGGGCTAGTGACCATATTCACTCTCCTAAAACAGGACTAAAAAGTTTTGATGATTGTTTAGAAAAAACACTACACAACAACAAATACTTTATTGACAATAGATTAGGCAACACAAAGTTCTTAAACGTTTTACAAGGTAGCGACTGGGAAACTGCTGATGCTTGGTATCAAGCAGTTAAACATTTACCAACAGAAGGTTGGGCTATGGGTGGTAAAAACATGTGTGACATGGAAATTGCCCTAAAACGTATTATTACACTACGTGATGAAAAACTATTAGAAGACCGAGACTGGATGCACTTCTTGGGTACAGCACAACTAGATTGGAGTTGTTACTTAACTAGCATTCAGCGTCAAGTACGTAAAACAGTTAACGAAAACTTTACAGCATCATTTGACTGTGCTTCGCCTTTTATTGCTACTGCTCACGGACTTGTGTATACTAACGCACAACATACAAACAAACGCTGGTCAGTTATTATGGACAAAGCACCTGATAATAAAGGCATTAGTCAACGTTTTGATATTCCGTTTCCATTCGAAAGCGAGATTGGTCGTAGAATGACACAGGGCGATGTATGTTGGTATAAGCCCGGCATGCTTAATAAAATAGGTAAGGAAGGTAAAACTTCTTGGGATAGTTTTAGTTACGCATTAATGATGGCACACAATACATATTGTCATATTGTTGCTGTACAACGTGCTAACAACTTGTCAGATATCGAAACAGCACGTTTTAAACCAGACTGGAAAGCATGGCGTAAGATTAAAGACTCGGACATGAGTGACGAATTTAGTGATTGGGTACCTCGTAATGTATTGTACTTTGATCGCTTTGTAGAAGAGTTGTTTGCTAGTGAAAAACCGTTTGATATGATTGAGCAAGCAAAACCTATGTTAAACAACATGATGGGTATGCGACTCAAAGGCGGTGTAGCGAATAACACATTTAATAACTTGTTCGACGAAGAACAAAAAACAGGTGGTATTGAAGACTTCAACGATCCAAACGATGAAGCATTGGCTGAGTTAGAGGAACTATATCACGAACAGGAGGCATAATGTCTAATAAAGATAATTTAGCATATCTTAAACAGAAACATTTAGAACTCGATAGTAAAATTGATCGTTTATCTAATCCTTACTTAGGTACAGATCCTATAAAGTTAACAGAGTTAAAAAAAGAAAAACTACTAATCAAAGAACACATCGTGAGAATAGAAGAAGCAAACTTATGAAAAGAGATTACCAAACAGGTGTAGCAGAAGATATTATATTCTTTACAGGCGTAGAAGTTGAAAAGACTCCTGCTATTGGAAAGAAAACTTTGTTTGTAACTGGTATAAACCCTTGTGATGTTATACAAAAGCATTACGATGAAAAGCAGTGCGAACACATCTTCTTTGGTGCTAATCATAGTTTTAATCCGGGCGTCAACTTTCCAAAGGATGCTGATGCTTGGGAAGAGTGGGACGACATGATTATGTACTTTCTAAACAAAGGCATCTTATGTAGTCTTGACTTACCTTACAATCACGCAGAAGCATTATTAGAAAGCGGAATGATTGAGCAAAATAACTTTATTCCGCAGATTCGTATTCCCCTTCCTTACATTAAACAGTATAATTATAACACCATGATTAAACTAGATGATAAGGATTTCAACGCAACCAATCCAGGTGTTTGGTGTCATAGACTTCATAATCTAATGGACGATGAAAAGTTTACAGATTGGACAAAATATACTCTTGACAAACCAGTAGAATAATGGTATACTATAATGGAACAACAAGAAAGTTATCACAACTATATGATGAGAAAAATGAAAGAAGACGATTACAAAACTTATATGAGATCAAAGGTAAATAGATCCATATGGGTTACATTCAAAAAAGAGGGAATTCACAAATACCCTGCGGCTCTAACAGATCCGAAATTAGCAACAGGAGGTTGGGATGATGTATCGTTTCTTGGTCATCCTCACCGTCATATTTTCCATTTCCGGGTGCGCATCGAAGTGCGTCACAACGATAGAGATATCGAATTCATCCAGTTCAAAAGATGGCTCGAACGACTCTACTCCGGAGCCAATACAGGACAGGATACTGGAGGAAGTGCGGAACAAGGCACAACCGACAGTGAAGTGCTCCTTTTAGATTACAAATCTTGCGAAATGATCGCTGACGAATTGTATGAAAAGATTTCAGCAAAATACCCAGGCCGATTTGTTGAAATTGAAGTTGCCGAAGACGGCGAAAACGGCTGTAATATTTTTTACCCTAAACAGTGATAAGAGGATTGATAAAATGGCAATCAAGTTTAATCGTGATGCGTATACCCGAGTCTTTAATGAATTGGATGCGTACTTGGATTTTTGCCGCTTTGAACTCCGTGAGTTCAACCCTGCACACCTTTTCAATAAGTCCAACGAAAATTGGCGGGCTTATTTGGCAAGTAAGCGGAGTAACTACCGTCCACGGAGACCAAGATATAATAACAATTATAAAAGGAAACACTAAATGACTATCTTTATCGTTGACATTGAAGCAGTTGATACACGTTATACTAAACAGTGGAAGGAACATGTTCCTAATCTGCTACGCAATGCTACCGGTAAAGAAGTTGTAGTAGTGAGTGGGGGAGAGACGCCTCAGGCTACGACACCTGGGGCGTTCCTCAACTTTGGCGGAACTAATGTTTATAAATCAAAACAACTAGAGCAGATCGGTGAAATGTTCTGTAAAGGAGAAGTAAAGGATGGAGATTATTTCCTATATACGGATGCGTGGAACCCAACTGTTATCCAACTTAAATACATGGCTGAGTTATTGGGCGTTGACATTAGAATCGGTGGCTTATGGCATGCTGGTTCTTATGATCCTGCTGATTTCCTCGGCAGACTAATTGGTGATAAACCTTGGGTACGCAATGCTGAACGTTCAATGTATGAATGTTATGATCATAACTTTTTTGCTACAGACTTCCATATTGATCTATTTGAAGAATCATTCCGTGAAATTATGGTAGAGCATGAACCTGTAAGAACAGGCTGGCCTATGGAATATTTGCCCGACACACTGGCAATGTATACCGGAATGAAAAAGAGAGACCTTATTTTATTTCCACATAGAATTGCTCCTGAAAAACAAGTAGACATTTTTCGCGACTTAGCAGAACAACTTCCAGAGTATGAGTTCGTGATATGCCAAGAACAACAACTTACAAAGAACGAATATCACAACTTGTTAGGTGAAGCAAAGATGGTGTTCTCAGCTAATCTACAGGAAACACTCGGTATTAGTTGGTACGAAGGCGCCCTTGTAGATGCTATTCCTATGGTACCTGATAGATTAAGTTATAGCGAAATGGCTATAGATGAATTTAAGTATCCAAGTGAATGGACTGAATCGTTTGAATCTTACAAAAAAAATAGATCTAAAGTAGTTACTGCTGTAAAAGAGTATATGGAAAATTATGAAAAGTATCTACCTAGCCTAAATAAACAAGTAAAACAACTGAAAGATGAATTTTTCGGTTGCTCTAATATGATAAAAGTGTTAAAATAATATTATGATGAGAGACATCCTCGTCTATAACTCGGAGAAATAAATTGACTAAGTCGACACAAATTAAACAAAAACTAGATGATGCCGGTATCCGTTATTGGGCTGGCGATAACATTTCAGAAGTACTACAAACAGGCGATAAAGAAGCACTTATCGAAGAACTTACAGGTAAGTTTGAAAGTGTACTAGATAGCCTTGTTATTGATCGTCACAATGATCCTAACAGCATGGATACAGGCCGACGTCTTGCTAAAATGTATGTAAACGAGATCATGAGCGGACGCTATGATCCTATTCCAAAAGCAACAGCATTTCCAAACGAAGGCGAAGAAGCATACACAGGCATGCTAGTAGTTCGATCTGAATTACGTAGTGTTTGTTCACATCACCATCAGCCAGTAACAGGGGTAGCATATATTGGTATTATTCCTAATGGTAAAGTTATAGGACTTTCTAAGTATACACGCATCGCACAATGGTGTGCTAGACGTGGTACGCTACAAGAAGAACTTGCCAATGATATTGCTCGAGAAATTGAAAAGGCAACAGGTGCTAAAAATTTAGGCGTTTATATACAAGCAACACACGGTTGTTGCGAAAATAGAGGTATTATGGCGCATTCA